TGCTTATGGGTATTAAAAACAGTACAGGACTAGGAAATAACGCAGAAGAACTTAATAGTGCCTTCGAAGTATTTTTGAACAGTGTAATAAAACCCTACCAGAATAACATATTATCTTGTTTAGGTAAGATCTTAGAAGTAAACGGTATTAACTTACCTATAGAAATAGTACAGAACAAACCAATTACAACAAGGTTTACTATAGAAGATATGAAGTCTGTAATGACTGAAGACGAAATACGAGCAGAATTAGGTTTAAAACCTTTAGAACAAGAACTAACAGCAGACGAAGAAGAAAAAAGACAAAAGTACGCAAAGGTTGGTAGTATGATAACAGACGGTAAAGAACTACCTTTATTTGACACTATAGAAGAAGCAGAAGCCGAAGCAGAAAAATTAGGTTGTTCAGGTTACCACGAACACACACAAGACGGTAAAACGTATTATATGCCGTGTGAAAACCACGAAGACATAACTAACTTACAAAAGTGTGACTGTACTAAACCTTCTAAAGAGTGTAAAAAAAAATGTGACAGATACGAAGACGAATTAGACAAGTTTATAGCAGAATACGGCGAAGACGAGCCTAACAGTGAAGAATGGACTTTAATAAGTGACGAAAAAGTAGAAGAAGAGCACGAAGAATTTGATTTTGAAAACGAACTAAACGACATAGCACACTACGAATTTGCAACTACAGGTACAGCAAGACCTAATAGTAGATCGGAACAAGACGGTTTAGACAGAGAATATAACTTATACAAAGTAAGGTACGAATACGCACAAGCAATAGCAAGCCCTAACACTAGAAACTTTTGCAATAAAATGTTAGCAGCTGACAAAGTATATCGTAAAGAAGATATTTTACAAATGAGTAATAAAAAAGTAAATGACACTTACATTAATAAACAAGGTAGGGAAGTAGGTTGGGGGCCTAACGGTGCTACTACATACAATGTATGGTTATATAAAGGAGGTGGTAATTGCGGTCATTTTTGGAGAAGAAAAATATACTTTTACAAATTAGGAGTAGCAACAGGAAACAAAATACAAGACGCTACAGACATAGTAGGAACAGTAGAAGCAAGAAGTAGAGGGTTTTACCCTAAGGCAAACGACAGTAAAGTAGCAAGAGCACCTAAAAATTTACCTAATAACGGCTTTTTAAAATAACAATATGAGTTACGTATTATTTATATCAGAAAACAAAATAAAAGACAGTACTGCAATAGGTGGTAATGTAGACAACGAATTTTTACTACCATACATAAAGGTAGCACAAAAAAAATATATAGAAACTAAGTTAGGTACAGACCTATTCGAAGCGTTACAAACTAAAATAACAGCAGGTAGTTTAGCAGGAGCATACCAAACTTTAGTAGACGATTATATACAAGACGCTTTAGTACATTGGTGTTTTTACGAGGCGTTACCGTTTTTACGTTATAAGGTTATGAACAACAACGTAGTTTCTAAAAATGCAGAAAACAGTACACCTTTAACGAGAGAGGAAGCACAAGACCTTAGAGAAGAAATAAGAAATACAGCAGAATTTTATACAGAACGTCTTATAGACTACATTAAAAACAATACTGCAAGTTTTCCTGAATATTCTACAAATACAGGTGCAGACGTTTCACCAGATACAGCAAACTATTACTCTGGCTTAAACATTGAATACGACAGAAACCAACGTAGAGATATTACTTTAGACGACTTCTTAACACCAGATCTTAAATAATGAAAAAGAACTATAAACCAAAAGCTAAAAACGAAGTAGCTTTAAAAACATATATTAAAAGTGCCAATAAGAACAGCAACAAAAGACACAGTAGAAACAATAGTAGTAAATAGTTCTGTAATAGGATTTACTACATTTGCCGAAATAGAAATGATTTTAAAAATATTACTATTAGTTTTAACTATTGGATATACTGTAAATAGGTGGTACTCGCACTATAAAAAAAATAAATAAATGAAAACACTTTGTAAAATATTATACTACATAACTTTAAAAAAAGTATGTTTAGGTAAATGCGACCTAGACTGTAAAAAAAAATAATGACTTTAAAATATTTTAAACTATCAGAGTTTAACTGTCCGTTTTTACAAGATCAAAAAATGAATTATACATTTTTAGAAAAGTTAGATCGTGCAAGAGGTTTAGCTATGGACGGCGAAAAAGAAGTACCTTTTAAAATTACTTCAGGGTATAGGACAAAAGAGTACAACGAAGACCTAATAAAAAGAGGTTATAAGGCAAGTAGAAATTCTAGTCACCTTAAAGGACTAGCAGCAGATATAAGCGTAAAAGATAGTAGACAAAGGTTTATAGTTATTAATAGTCTATTGTTAGCAGGTTTTACAAGGATAGGTATTGCAGATACATTTATACACGTAGATTTGGATTTAGAAAAAACACAAAACGTAATTTGGACATATTAACTAAAATTTTTTATATTATGGAATTATCAAACATTGATTGGACTACTTTAATTTGGTCACTAATAGCAATTTTCGAAGTAATTGTAAGACTTACACCGTCTGAAAAAGACAATTCACTTTTAAACAAGGTTATTTGGTTTATCGATAAAGTAGTACCTAACCGTACGAAATAAATGTCTAAGACAGGTAAGCGTTTACGTTTGTCTAAAGAAGAAGTAGAACTAATAAACGAATTTAGAGGTTCTGAACTAGACAATTTAAACGGTAACACAGCTTTAGATTTACATCTAAAAGAACGAGGTATAAACAAAGAAGAAGTTGTCAGTGTTAAACACTGGCAAAATATGTCTGGTGAACTTCGTTTTTCTATTGTAACTAAAGAAAACTACGGACTAAACGAAAGTAATTTATTAGACGACATAAAAAGTCTAATAGATAAACACGCACCTACTTACCCTAAGATAAAAAGAACTAAAGGTAACCACCTTTTAGTTATAAACCCCGCAGACGTTCATATAGGTAAACTTGCAGTAGCTTTAGAAACTGGCGACGAATACAACACTAAGATTGCAACAGAACGGGTTTTAGAGGGTATTACAGGACTTATTGCGAAGTCTGAAGGGTTTAGTATAGAACGGGTTTTATTTTGTATAGGCAACGATATTTTACATATAGACAACGTATATAACACTACAACAGCAGGAACACCACAAGACGCAAACGGTAAGTGGTGGCAACACTTCGAACTTGCTTTAGATGTTTACGTTAAGTGTGTAGAAATATTAAGACAAATAGCACCTGTAGACGTTATACATAGTATGTCGAACCACGACTACCAGAGCGGGTTTCATTTAGCACACGCATTAAAAAGTTGGTTTAGGAATACTAAAGACGTAACTTTCGATATATCAGTAGCACACCGTAAATACTATAAATACGGATCTAACTTAATAGGTTTGGAACACGGCGACGGTGCTAAAATGGATAAACTACCTTTGTTAATGGCGCAAGAACGTCCTGTAGATTGGTCAGAAACTAAGTTTAGATATTGGTACTTACACCACCTACACCACAAAGTAAAACACAAATGGTTAGACGCAAAAGACTATATAGGCGTTACAGTTGAGTATATGCGTAGCCCTAGCGGTACGGATAGTTGGCACAATCGTAAAGGTTTTACAGGCGTACAAAAAGCAGTAGAAGGCTTTATACACGAACGAAATAGTGGACAAATAGCACGTTTAGTACATTATTTTTAAAAACACTTTCCTAGATACAAAACCCTTATAAATACCCTAATTGTTAATAACTTTTAAATAATTCTGTTTAAAATTATGTTAGTAATAAAATAATTACTACATTTGTACCATAATTAAAAACAATAAAATTAAAATTATGAAAACTGAATTAAAAAAAGACGTCTACAAAATTATTGAAAACGGACAACACCTTAATAGTTTAGACGCAACAGAACGTATTGTAAAAATTGCAAACGATTATTGCACCGACAAAATGATAGAGCATATAAATCATATTATAGATACTTATTTATTAGATAATATAAGTTTACAAGCTTTACAAAATAAAAGAAGTGAATTGTATAACATTAAAACAAAATAAGATGTTTAAAATAACTAACAAACAATCGGGCTTTAGTCAGTATATGAGTAAGCAGGATATGCAAAGATTTATAACGCATAACAACGACTATAAATATAAAGTAAAAAGAATTAACGAAATAGATATAGAATTTATAGAAGAAATATCTTATGCTATTTTAGGTGTAATATCTTTATCTATATTAATAACTTTATTTTACTTTATAAACTTATGATAGATACATTAATTATAGGTGGGTTGTACGAAGATCCTACAGAGTGGAACGGTGAAAACAGAAGTTGCGAACACTGCGACAAAGAAGCAGAATTTGACGACTTATACTGTGAAGACCACCAACCGTGTAAATATTGCGGTGAAACAGAATACTGTATAGACGAAGGTAAATATTGTAAAGAGGACGTCGAAAATCTATAAAAGAGTAGACAAAATATAAAAATTAATAAAATTATGAAAACAGCAAAAGTAACAAACGTACAAGGTTCAGGAACATTTAAAGAATTATTTGTATTTGAACTACAACTAGACAACAACGACGCAGGTAAAATCTACAAAAAAGGAAAAGATGCAGGCGTTAAAGTTGGTGACGAAATAACTTACACACTAAACGACAAAGGAAGTATTAAGATACAAAGGGAACAATACAGCGGCGGCGGTGGTGGATATTCTAGTAAGTCTAACCCAGACGTACAGAAGTCTATTATTAAACAATCAAGTTTAAAAGCAGCAGTAGAACTATGTAGTGCTTATATTAAGTCTGGTAACAGTGTAAATAGTGCAGACGTATTAAGATTAGCAGACACTTTTACACACTGGGTAAACGGTAAAGAAACAGAAGTAGTAGCTAAGACAGAAAAAGTAGTTGCTAAAATTGATAACACAGACTTACCTTTTTAATGATAACAGAAGGAATAACGGACATAAAAGAAGTTAAAGAACTTTGCGATATTGCTACAGAAATAGTAGGATTAGAACAGGGTTCTTTGTCTTCTAAGTCAAGGAAGGAGCCGTACGCTTTAGCTAGACCAGTAGTAGCGAATATATGTTTAAATAAAGGTATACATTTCGTTACAATTTCTAAAGTGTTAAACCGTGATCGTAGTAGTATATACCACTACCAGAAGAAACACGCATACAATTTTAAAAGATGGTTACAATACAGAAGTTTGTTTACTAAAGTATTTAATACTTATAAGGAAAGTAAAAAAGAACAAAAGACTTTTTTAACTAAACAAGACTTACGAAGTCACCTGTTAAGTAATGGTGTAAATACTTCTAACGGTGAAGTATATATAATTGTTAAAAGTGGAGTGTTAAAAACTTCTATAAGAACTTCTTATAAAGACTTTAGTAATCAATTGGAAAAGATTAGAATTGCTTTATTTGATTATGAATATAAAATAGACGTTCAATTATGAAACCAAACTACTACGCAATACTAACTTCAGAAGTTAGATACAACCAGAACTTAACCCCGAACGCTAAGTTATTATATGCAGAAATTACAGCGTTAATAAATATGAACGGGGTTTGTTTTGCTAGTAATAAATACTTTGCAAACCTTTACGGAAAAACTAAAACCACAATAAGTAAATGGGTAAGTGAATTGGTTAAAGAAGGGTTTATAGAAATATCTTTTACATACAAAGAAGGTAGCAAAGAAATCGACAATAGGTATATAAGAATTATTAAAGGGGGTGTTGTTAAAAAGGTCAATACCCCCCTTGTCAAAAAGTTAAAGGATAATACTACAATACTTAATAATAATACTACGTATAGTAATAAGAAGCCCTCTGTTGAAGAAATTAAACAATATTGTTTAGATCGTAACAACGGAATAGACGCAGAACAATTTTTTGACTTTTACGAAAGTAAAAACTGGTATGTAGGTAAAAACAAAATGAAGAACTGGCAGGCGGCGGTTAGAACTTGGGAAAAACGAAAACAACAAAATCCTACATCTAAAATAGACCAACAGCTAGACAACTATAATAACGCAAAAAAACATTTAGGACTATGAGAACAAAGAAACCAGAAGTACATAGATTTTTTCGCAAAGGACAATACAATACTTTAGATAAAAGTTTGTTTCATAAATGGTTAAAAGAAGAAGGTTACAGCCGTTACGGTTTATCAATAGACTTAGATAAAACACCTATGACTATAGACAGGTATTTAAACGAACCCGAACGACTAACATTAAAACAAATAAAAATTATTTGCGAAGAAACAGACGTAGACGCTAATTTTATTATGGACTTAATTTATTAAATATGAACTTAGAAGAATACAACAAAAAGAAAAGAAAAGAATATTACACAAATTTAATACTATCAATTTTAATTTATATTATTGTAGGTATATTAATATTTAAATTTATATGAAAATAAAAGAAATAGAAAATTCACAACTAAAGTTAAAATGTTTAGATCTTATAACTAAAACTTTTGTAGAACTAGGACAAGTTAAAGACGACAAGACTTTAGCAATACTTGCACAAACTTTAGCTACAGACCTTTTAGAAGACTTTCCTAACTTGACCTTCGAAGACATACAAGCGTCTTTTCGACAAGGTGTTCGGAACAGTCAAGAATTTCATTTAACGGTAAAGACATATTACAAGTGGATAAAAGCACACAGGGCTATAATATGGAATAACGAAGGTAAAGAACACACAGACAAAAGACTAAGATACAGAAGCCGTAAAGGTACAGGACTTAACAAAATAGAAAACAAAATAAAAAAATTAAAATGAATGTATTAAGTTTATTTGACGGTATGAGTTGCGGGCAAATAGCATTAGAAAAAGTTAATGTGAAAGTAGATAACTATTTTTCTAGTGAAATAGATAAATATGCAATACAAATAACACAAAAAAATTACCCTAAAACCATACAGTTAGGCGACGTTACAAAAATAAAAGGTACAGATTTACCTAAAATAGATTTGTTAATAGGTGGTAGTCCTTGTCAAAGTTTTAGTACTATTGGTAAAGGAGGCGGTTTTAATGGTAAAAGTGGTTTGTTTTATGAATATGTAAGACTATTACAAGAAACTAAACCTAAATATTTTTTACTTGAAAATGTAAAAATGAAAAAAGAATACCAAAATATTATTAGTAACGAACTAGGGGTTGTACCTATTGAAATAAATAGTAGTTTAGTATCTGCACAAAATAGAATAAGGTTATATTGGTCTAATATTATAATTAAAAAACTAAACGATAAAAATATATATTTAGATAGTATACTAGAAAATATAAATATACCTAATGTAAGCGACTATAGCGTTAATAAATATGCATTTGTAAATACTAAGTATGTAGATCCGTATAATAAAAAAGAAATAAAAACTAATAAATCTACAACACTTAGACTAAATTCTTCAAATGGTAATATGTGGGTTAAAGTATCAGACAAACAATATAGACGTTTAACACCTATAGAATGTGAAAGGTTGCAGAATGTGCTAGATAACTACACAGAAGGTGTTAGTAACACACAAAGATATAAAATGCTTGGTAATGGTTGGACTGTAGACGTAATAAGTCATATATTTAATAACATTTTATAATATGAAAAAAACAAACAAAGTTAAAAATTACAAAGACTTACACCCTATAACAAAAGGGTACATATTTAAACGGTTACAATATGACGAAACAATACCACAAATTGCAAAACACTTTAACGTAAGTATAGACACAGTAAATAAAATTATAGAAGAACGAATTAAAAGATGAAATTAAAAACACAAAAAGAACTTAACCCTGTAGGTAAAGCACGTATATTAGTAGATACTTTAACAGAAGACGTTAGACTACAAAACAAACTATTAGAAATACTTACAAGGAATTTAACAGGTGAAGAAATAAATAAACTTTATGAAAGTAAAAGAATATGAAGTTATAGACATATTAAGGAGTGTAAAGAAAAACATACAACCTTGTGAGTATGAGTATAACAGGTTCGACGCAGAAGACAAAAAGAATATTTACGAAATAAAAGTAAGAAGTAAATTATTTAAAGATACGTTTATAGAGTTCGACAAGTACAGTTACAACACAATGTACGCGCAAGAGTTCGACAAAATATTTATATATGTTGTTAAAATGGAAAACACTATTTACTTATTTAATGTTAGTCTTTTATATATGAGGGGTTACAATTTTAACTGGGAACTAAAGAAACTAAATCGAAACACAGAATTTAACCAGACTGAGAAAATACAAAAGATAGTAGGATATATAAACACAGACGAAGCAATATACACAATAGACTGTTTATAACTATATAAAAAAATAGTAAAATAAAACTAAAATATTTATATTATTGAATTGTGAAAACTATAAGTAAATTAAAAAAAGATTTAGACAAGGTTTTTAGTCTATACATACGACTACGAAACGCAAGTAAAGACGGAATAGTTGAGTGTTGGACTTGTGGAAAAACAGCACACTATAAGAAAATGCACGCAGGGCACTTTATGAGTAGGAAACACCACGCTACAAGGTGGAACGAAGAAAACGTACAGGTGCAATGTCCTCGCTGCAATCTATTCGGACAAGGTGAACAATATACATTCGGGAAACTATTAGACGTTAGGATAGGTGAAGGTAAGAGTGAAGAACTACAAGAACTAAGTAGAACTACTGTTAAGTATATGCGTTTTGAATATGAAGATATGATAAAACACTACAAAGAAAAAGTAAATGCTATTAAAACCGATTAGTATAAACTACCAACACGAAATAGCTTTACAAGTGTATTTAGATATGATAACTACAAGTATAAAAGACGTTACAAAAAACGAAGAAAAATACAAAGACTTTATAGACGTAGCAAATATAATTATAGAACACCACAACAACTATAGAAAAGATGTATTAGTACTTGCAAACTATCAAGACTTTATAAGTCTAATACCTACACACTTCACAGCAATGTTAAACGGATATTTAACAGGAATAGAAAACGAAAATAATAAAAATTCTGTTAGATTATATAAACACTTACTAAGTGAAGAAGCATATAACTTTATAGATAAAGTACAACATATAGAAATTGAACAAGATATATAAAATATTAGCAGACCTAAGAAGTCACTTTGAGAAAATGACTTACGGACTTACTACCGACAAGAACGAAGTAGACGAAGTAGTACAGGAATTTTATTTATATATGTTACAGATGAACCCCGACACACTAAAAGGAATATACGACAAGGACGGTGAAAAAGGTTTAATAAGATACGGAGCAGTAGTAATACGTAGAAGTCTACAAAGTAAAAACAGTCCTTATTATTATAAGTATAAAAAATACTACACAAATATAGATAGTTCAAGTATTAACTGTACTTACGATATAACAGAAAACGGAGAACTAACAAACCCGAAGAACCTTTACAATATACCAAACGAAATAAACAACTATCAATATAAGAAGTTAGAAGAAATAGATAAACAGTTAGACAATATGTACTGGTACGATAGGGAACTATTTAAACTATACTATTACGAAGCAAATACTTTAGATAGTTTAGCAAAGAAAACAGGAATAAGTAGAAACAGTTTATTTACTACAATAGACAACGTAAGACAATTACTTAAAGAAAAGTTAAATGAATAGGTTCTTTGTAAATAAAGAAGTCTATAAAGAACGTCTAGACACTTGTAGAAGTTGTGAAGAATATTTTAAACCTACAGGATCTTGTAAAGTATGCGGTTGTTTTATGAGAATTAAAGCAAGTATGGGTGTTATGCAATGTCCTAACGAATATTGGTTAGCGACGCAAGAGTACGAAGCACCTAAAGAAATACCTACACACCTTAAAGACGAAATAAAGGAAGTATGGAAACTAATAGACAACGGACGAATAAAAGACACAAAGAGTAAACAAAGACTAATAGAACTATATAATACAATACACGATACTACATACAGCGTTAATACTAATTGTAGTAGTTGTTTAAAAAGTATGTATTTATTTATGCAAGACGTAATAACAAAGATATGAAGAAACGAAAATTAAATAGTAAGAACCCACGCTACAAAAAGAAAAAGGAAGTTAAAGAGTATAAAAGAGTATTAAAAAAAGTAGGTAAGAATTTTAAAATGTTTTTTTTATGGGAAATAAAATAAAAGGAAAAAGTAAACACTATTACGAGTTCGACAGGAACTTAGACAACGCTAAACAAAAGAATAAATTAAACCCTAAAATGTTATTGAGTAAAGAAGAACTAGGAATAGACGCAAGAGTACCAGAATACTACAAAGGGTTAAACGGTTACGAAGCTAGGAAGGTATGCGACAACTTTAATTTAAGTTATCATTTAGGAACAGCGGTTACTTATATATTAAGATCTTACCACAAACACGACACACCAATAGAATGTTTAAATAAGGCTATAGCACACTTACAATTTGAAATAGAAAAATATGAAGAACTGGAGAAAAGCAGGTAGGAAAACTAAAAAGTACTACTACAAAGAAAGTATAATAAAAAACGGTAAGGTAGTTTTACCAGAAATTATTACAGAAGACTACGGTTTCGAAATGCAGTTTGGTATAGAAGAAAAACATATAACAAAAGAAGAACAATACTTAAAATATAAAAGATGACAAACGCAATTATATTTGGTATAGGTTTTGTATTAGGAATGTATATATTAACACAAATAGAAAAAAGGTTATGAAGTTTATTTGTAACGAATGTAATAACACGACAGACATATACAAAGTAAAGTTTACAGCAACTACAGACGGGTTAGTATGTAAAGACGCTATATGTTGTAACGAATATATGGAACAAGTAAGAACAAAAGAATACGAAGGTATACCAGAAATTAAACGAAACGAAGAACACTGTAAAAGTAGTAACTACGTTAAAGGACTTATGAAAGGTGAATAGAACACACGCACAAAACAAATATTATTTTAAGTGTATAGTAATACCATTAGGTAACTACTTGGGTTACCATAAGTTCGAAATGCACGAAATACTAAAAGATCTGTTTATAGCAGATACAAGTAAAGAACTTAATACAAACGAATTTAAAGACTATTGCGAACAAATAAGGGTATGGAGTATGTCAGAGTTTAACTTTGTCTTAGAAGAACCCGAAACAAATAAATAAGACTTATTTATATTATATATTATATTGGTTAATCAATTTATTTCAATTATGGACAAAAGGAAAAACAACGGTGGTGCTAGAAAAGGATCAGGTCGTAAGAGTAAAGCAGAAGAACAGAAACTTATAGAACACTTAACACCTATGAACAGTAAAGCACTAGCAGCTTTAAAAAAGGGTTTAGACAACCAAGAACAGTGGAGTGTTAAATTATTCTTTGAGTACTTTTACGGTAAACCTCAACAAAGAGTAGACGTAACGACAAACGACGAAAGTTTGAATATGCCACTAATAAACTTTATAGACACTGAACCTAAATAGTAAATACAATAATCTATTTACATCTAATTGTAGATATTACATAGTTACAGGTGGTCGAGGTTCTGGTAAGTCTTTTGCAGTTACAGTATTCTTAACACTACTAACTATGTCTAAAGGTGTTCGGGTATTGTTTACTCGTTATACTATGATTAGTGCACACCTAAGTATTGTACCAGAGTTTTTAGAGAAAATCGGGTTATTAGGTTTTACGAGTATCTTTAATATTAACAAGTCCGAAGTAGTCAATACTAAAACAAACAGCGATATTATATTTAGAGGTATTAAGACTTCTTCAGGAAACCAGACAGCAAGTCTAAAGTCTTTACAAGGTATTAGTTGTTGGGTACTTGACGAAGCAGAAGAACTAATAGACGAAAACACTTTCGATACTATAGACCTATCAATTAGAGAAAAGGGAGTACAAAACAGAATAGTATTAATACTTAACCCTACAACAAAGGAACACTGGATATATAAAAGGTTCTTTGAAAACAGAGGTGTAGAAGCAGGTTTTAATGGTATTAAAGACGACATCTGTTATATACACTCAACATACTTAGATAACAAACACAACTTAAACGAAAGTTTTTTACAACGTATAGAAACAATACAAGAAAACAATATAAAGAAGTATAACCATAAAATACTTGGGGGTTGGTTAGATAAAGCAGAAGGTGTAGTATTTGAGAATTGGAGTATAGGAAGGTTTAACCCTAACGACTTACAAACGTCTTGCG